GGGACGCGCACCGATGCGGACAAACGGCTTCACCCGCTCCCACTCCTCATCGGTGAGCGGGCGCGCGTCCGGGTCGCTCATCGCCGCCGCCGTAATCGCCGCGTCCTCTTCATCGGTCGGCATGCGCAACCGCTTACCGTTCTTCAAGGTAACGTACATAGTCGTTGAACTCCCTCTTGTTGGCTTTGCGAAAGCTGATGATGCGTCGTACCTGTTCACGGTCAACGAACGCGACATGGTGCAAACGTTCCCCGATATACCCCAAGCCGCGCATGCGGTTTTCGCCATAGTCAAAACGGTCATCCTGCCAAGTGGCGGCGGCATCCCAATCCAGCATGGCGGCGTCCCCCAACGACAGGCCGTGCTTGTCGCGGTTGATGGCGTCTTTGTCAGGGTCGAACTCAATCAGCATGCCGGTATCGTACCGACATTTATTATTTTTAGCCAGCCGACAATGATGGTGAGGCGCTACGCAATGATATGGCACGCATCGGTAACGATTTCCGGCGTATTATGCAGAAATTCGGCTAGAATCCCTGACCTCTCGGAGCATCGCAATGAAACGATACGTAAAAATGTTGACGGCCATGCTGGGCGGTTTGGGGGCAGTGGCGACGGTGTTTTCAACGCCGGTTTTCTCGCGCCCCGTCGGCTCGGATTTGTCGCGCATGCGCGGGGATGTCGAGCGTGTGGGGGCCACGATGCGGGCAATTATTGATAGAGAACATGAGCGCGAAGCCTCGCAAAAATACACCGGCCAATCTGCCTGAAGAACATCCCTTGTCTTCGCCAGCCGGTACGGTCCACGCCATCACCACGCAATGGCAAGGGCCTTTGCCCCCGCCCGGTGCATTGGCGCAATTTAACCAGATCATCCCTGAAGGGGCCGAGCGCATCATGGCGATGTGCGAACAGGAACAATCAGCGCGCCTTGCCAACGAGCGCTTGTTTGCTATCGGGGAAGTCAGTGTTGAGGTGGGCGGGCGCATCGTGGGAGCGGTGTTGTTGCTTGCCTGTATCGGTGCGGCGGTCTGGAGCATCTCTGCCGGGGCGGATTGGCCGGTTACGTTAGGGTTTCTAAGCGTGCCTGTTATGGGAACGCTTGCCAAACTGTTTGAGCGCAAACACAAGCAATAGTCTGGACTGCGGGACGAATTATCGGCCCCGCGTCAACCCGCAGGCCACTGCCACATCGAGCGTGGATTTGTTGACGGTGGCCTGCTCGGCATCGGCCTCGCGCAGCGCCTCCTCTACAGACACCATCCGGCCATCTTCCATTTCGACGGCTACGTTGACCTCACCGCGCTCTTGCAGCAACGCCAGCCCCGCGCGCACTTCCAGATCATCGCCCGCGCGCGCGGCGGTCAGGGTGTCCGGGGCATGTTGTTCGGGTCGAGTTTGCGCATCTCTTCGGTGAGCTTGCGTTCCCAAGCCCCCGACGCGAACCACTCGTCCCATGAACGTGTTGTAGAGTTCAGGGGCGAGTTTGCCCCCCTCTCTGGCCGCTTCGACTGCTGCGCGGAATATTTGTTCTGCTTGGTCTCTGTCAACATTCGGAATCTCCCGTACGGGCATATCCCGTATATGCTCTACTGTGTCATCGTTCCAGCGAGCACGGATTTGAACATCCTTACGTCCATTGTACTCTTGCGCCAGTGCTTTGACCGTTTGCGCCGCACCGGCGTGCGCATCGGCCAGTACCTCGACGGGAACCGGTCGGCCTTCGGCAATCGCGCGTTCGAGCGCACCACGCGCCGACTTTTCGGGCGAGCGGTAGACGTATACGACGGCCACCTTGCGACCACTGGCAAGCGCCGCTTCGATATTGGCACGCGCGGTATCGAGCTTGGACAGCGTACCGTCGAGCACGATGTCGGGATTTAATGCCCGGATGGTCGGGCCGCCCGCCGTGGATTTGCCTGAACCTCCACCACCTGCCAGAAACGCCACCACCGGCGCGCGGCCCTCTGCCACGGGTTTAGCCAACGCCCGCGCAAACAGCACTTTGGTCAACGCGCTGGCGTAGGGGTGCAACTCAGCCGAACGGCTGCGGTTTGCCACATAATCCGGGGCCAGTTCGCGCACGCGGTCGGCATCAATGATGCGTCCGTCGTAGGTGTCAGGTAGCGCCTGGTACCCGGTTTCCAGTTCTTCGACGCTGCGCTCGCCGAACCAGTCCCGGAAAGCCCGCGAGGCCACGATGGCATCGGGGGTTCCCGGTTCGGGGCGCGGTTCGGCATCCGCACCGTAGACTTCGCGCGCGGCCTGCACGACGGACACATCACGCGGCCTTGGCACAAATTGCCCCTCGCCAATTCCGGTATCGGAAACGTTGACGGCCTCGCCCGCGAGCAACTGTTCCATCGCCGTGTGCGCGGCGCGCGCGTGGGCGTTGACGGTTTTGGGGTCGGCGGGGATGCCCGGCGCGGTATCGAGCGCGGCGTGTTTGGCCGCCAGCGTGGTGAGCGCGGCGTCACCGATTTCCTGCGCCCGGTGTTTCAGCCCCGCGCGCGCGCCGACCGCGCCGAATATCGCACCCAGTGCGCCTTCAGCAATCAGCGCGCTGGCTTGCAGCGGCTGATAGTGCGCGGCCATGACGGGGTAGTTTTCTGCCAGCAGGCCGTGGGCGACGGCGCGCTCCGTCACTCCCATGCCGATATTGACGCCCGCGCCGTAGAGCACATTGGCCCCCAGATAGGTTTTGGCCCCGCGTGCCAGCCCGGCGGCGGCCATCGTCCGGTAGCCCAGCGCGGCAGGCACAACCACACCGCCACCTGTGACCAATCCTTCGATGGCGGCAACCTGCAAGGCGGTGGCGTCGTCTACCCCGGATTGTTTGAGTTCGGCAAATTTGCCTAGCGTCGTGGCGCTGCCGGTGGTGGCCGCGCCCGTCAATAGTGCGGTGGCCCCTGCGCCGCCGGTCGCCACCGCTGCCCCCGCGCCCGCGCCGACTTGCGTCATGATGCGCGAGAGGTCGAACAATACCTGCCCGGCGATGCCGGTTGCGCGCGGGTCGGGCCGGTAACGTTGCGCGAGATTGAGCGCACTATCGCGCTGCGCGTCGAGCCATTCGGTGCTGATTTCGCCCGCTTCGGGCAGCCCGACCAGGCGGGCCAGTTCGTTTTGCCAGCTTAACACCTTGTTGTATGCCCGCACTGCCCCGCCTGCCGCGCCGTAGAGCAGCCCGCCCGCTTGCCACGCGCCCGCGCCGAGTCCGGCAGGCAGCGCCGTGAGCGCGCCGTCAAAGACGCCGGGGGCCAGCGTCGCCCGGATGTGTTCGGGCGGCAATGCGGCCGCTTTCAAGGCGCGTTCGCGCGCCGTACCACCACTTCACCACCCAGAGCAATAACGCCAAAATCAGGCCATAGGCCATAATCCGCAAGTGCAAATTCTGTGCAACCACATTCAGGGCTTCCACTATCCAGTCCCCGCCGTTAAAATTCATCGCAAATCCTTGGTGTAATCAAGGGTTGACCCAGAAAGCCTCGCACTGCTGCAAACAGTCGGGGCTTTCGCTTATTTGGCGAGTGTGGCGGGGCGCGTGCGCAGAGTTGTGCGTTTTTTGTCAGCGCTATACTTGGCCCATGATTGGAGGCCAACCACCATGAGCACAGCATCAACCCGGCTCTACGAGACCGATTTCTACGGCTGGATACAAAATCAGGCCGGTGTCCTGCGTGCAGGCAGCTTCGCTGCGCTGGACCTGGATAATCTCATCGAGGAAATCGAGAGCATGGGAAAAAGCCATCAGCGCGCATTAGAGAGCAGACTGGAAATTTTGTTGATCCACTTGCTCAAATGGCAGTATCAAACCGGGCGCAGAACGCCAAGCTGGGAGCACACCATCAAGGAACAACGCAGGCGGATAGCAGGTCATCTGAAGAAAAACCCCAGCCTGAAGTCCAAAATCCCGGAAACGTTTGCCGAGGCTTACGAATACGCGGTCCCGTCAGCTTCAGTAGAAACCAATATGCCTGCCACGACCTTCCCGTCTGCCTGCCCCTGGACGTTCGAGCAAGTGATGGACGAGCATTTTTGGCCCGATGTGCCAATACAGGCAGCAAGCACGGCTGCTGCGTAAGGCCGGGGGCGTTCAAGGGTCGGCACCGTTCCCGGGGCTCCATGGCGGAGTGTAGTCGGTACGCGAGATAGGCAGCGTGCCAACCGTGTTGTTGTGAATATGCGGCGTCCAGTTGCCCGGCTTGGCCTGGTTGGCACCGTAGCCCAGGGTCAGGCCACTGGCCCCGATAATCTGGCGCGCCTGCTCGGCGCTGGTCGCCATCATGAGTTGCAGGCCGATGCTGGTCACGCCGGGCGCGCCAGAGAGGCGCGAATAAGGCAGTTGACCGACGGTATCAAGGTTAATGTCTAAATCGCCGCCACTGCCCGATGGTGCGCCACCCACGATGTCCGATGCCGGGTGCGTGTGCTGGGCCAGCGCGTAGACCTGGGCGAGCAAGGTCTGGATATGGTCGTAAATTTGCTGCAAGGTCACGTGCCGACTGACACCGGCGTCGTTGACTTCAAACTGTTGTTCGCCGTTAATGCTGCTGGCCTGCGGCAGGTCGGAAATTCGCATATCGGCCATGAGGCGTGCTCCTTACTCTTGGGGTTCAGGGGTTTGTACGGTGCGCCAGACATCACCGTCTTTGATGTGAATGTGCCTGGGTGCTTTCCAGACGCCGTTGTGCCGCACGCGCGGCACAATGAGGGTCCAGTCCTCGCCCCGTCTGGCAAACAAGGTGAGTGCCGGGCCATGCACCAGCACGCGCCCCCGTACACCAAACCAGTAATCAGACAAAATACGGGTATTGCCCGCCCGTGTGCGGCGCACGTCGCCCGATTCGGTGATTCTGCGTTTGGGAACAGCGTGGTTGCCGACGGCCACACTCAAGGTGTTCTGCGAGATAATCGCTACCGAAATGTCAGCCATGGCGGTGTCACTCCAAAAACAGGCGCGTCAGGTCAGCTTGATTAATATCGCATTGGGCTGTACCAGCAGGCTCTCATATGGCAAAACGAGCTTGCTGCCACCGAGGTGTATTTTCCATAATAGTTCGCCGCCCGTGGCGGTCTCGAACAAGGCAAGATAGTTCACAGACCAGGCAATTGCGCCTGCGGTGAAGGTAACGGCGTGACTGTTGACAAGTTCCGGGGTCAGGTTCACCGGGACATGCGGGTTTAGCTTGAAAGCGACAGGCTGGCGCGCGTAGCCGTAGCCGGGGGTGGGAATTTCGTTTTTTGAATTACCGTACAGTGCCAGATAAAACTCGGCGGGGCGGCTCACCTCGTCCTGGGTAAAAAACCAGGACAATATCCGCTTGGTAGTCTTTATCGAAAAGTCGGCCATGATGAAAATTTCCTACGGGTTGACCTGAAACCACACGTCGCCGTCTTTGCCACCCGATGGTGGCGCAGTAGAAACGGTGACGCGCTGGGTAAAAGCGTTATCGGCCAGGTCTGTCACGCGGGCGATTTCAGCGGCCTGCTGCTGCGCAATCATGGTGAGCTTATCGAGCGCGGCCTCGTGCGCGGATGCCGGAAACGGGTCGTTGGCAGGATAGGCGGTTTCTTGCGTGAGCGGAACCACGCGGGCGATGGCAAGTTCTCCGCCTGCGACAGGGGCTGTGTTTAACGTGACGGCACCGCCCGCGGGCGCGCCTGCACCTGCGCCTGCAACGCTGTAGTGTGCGCCCGGTGTCAGCGGTATGGTTACGTCGTTGCGCGATTCGGACACACGCAAGTGGCTGGCGTGCAAGAACCGGAACGGCACACTGAAGGTGTCGGTTGCACCGTCGGTGGCGTAGACCACGCGGGAAAGGTCAGCGGTAACAGTCATGGTGTTACCTGCCAGCGGCCCAACGCCTCAATGATGGCGGCTGCGCCAAAGAGCAACACGTACAGACCTGCAACCACAATCGCCCCCCATGCCAATTTTTGCAGGGGAGAGGAATCGTTTAATAGTTCCATACCGCTTAGCAGTGGTTTAAAATCCATCTATGTTTTCCTTCTGGTGCTTTCAGAGGGTGAATCCAGAAAGCCTCGCCAGTTAGCCGCTGACGGGGCTTTCGCTTTTTTGGCTTACGTCACGTGCGCTACACCACTGCCGGGTACGCCTGCCAGGCGGCGGGCGGCTCGCCCGTCAACCAGGCGCTAAACGTGCCTGCGTTGCTATAGTGCAACCGGATAAAGCGCTCGTTGGAGTACGGAAACCCCAGCACAAAGCGCGCCCCGGCCTTCGCATTCGCCGGTATCGACACGGCACCGATGCTCACTGCCCCCGCAAACGTGTCTGCCGCTGCCGTCTGCACGCCGACCGTCACCGCGCCGGTGGCGTCTGCCGCCAGTTGCACCACGACAAACATCGGCGCACCCGGCCCGATGTGGCGCGCCTGCGTGTCAATCGCGTGGGTGGACGCCTGGTTGGTACCCGTCACCACTTGCTTGTCGGAAAATTCCAGTCTCGAATCAATAAACATGTTGGTTCTCCTGTCGGGAAAAATCAGGCCACAGCCGATTCGGTGTTCAGCAGCGCATCGAGCCGCGCAACGGGAATGTCATCGAAGGTCATCACGCGCTTGCCTTCTACGGTCTCCCAGGTCAGGTTGTTGCTGGTGCGCTCAAGAATGCCAAGTCGCAGGTTCTCGCGTATCGTGCGGTTGACATACCAGCAAGCCCGGCCCGCGCCCAGATGCGGGATGCGTTCGGAGGCGATAATCATGTGGCGGATCAGCGCCTGACTGGCGTCTTTGGCCGTGGCCGGGTTCGAGAGCGCCGGGACATCGATGTTGGCAATGCGCACCGCATAGCGCCAGTCACGCACAACCAGCCCCGCGCTCCACTTGTAATGCGACCGGTAGGCTTCCATCAGCCCGCCGCCTGCGGCAGGCACGGTTTCCTGTCCCTTGTCCTCGTGCTCAAGGCCGGATTTTTGCCCCTTGGGGTAGATGCCGTGCACCGTATTCGGCCCCCATATCACCAGCCAGATGCTGGTGTTGTCCGCCCCCGTGCCGCCCGCGTTGATGATGTTCTGGCCGCTGGGAACAGACAAATCGTTGTAGCGCGCGGCCAGCCCGGTAAATTTGGCCGGGTCGGTGCCTTCGTTGCCGTAGACGATGGTGCGGGCCATTTCCTGATTCATGCCCTCGATGTGGGCGCGCTCCTCGGATAACCTGAACGCGGCCTTGTTGCCGTTCATATCCGCCACCGCCTTGTCCACTTCGGCGTACGCTTCCATGGTGCCAATGCTGTCGGTGACCTGCGCGGTCTCGCTCTTGGTGGGCTGTACGCCCTGATAGGCTTTGCGCCAGGTCGGGTCGGGGATGCCGGTACGGATGACCGACATATGGCTCATCGGCTGGTTGGCTTCCAGGTTCGTCTCGTTGAGCATTTCGACGATGGCGGCAATCCTGCCGTTCGGGTCGGTGCGCTTGGCAACGTCAAGCAACGTCGGGTTTTGTACGGAATGGGTAGGCATGGTCTATGCTCCTCGTAGATGGGGTCTGGTAACACGATTCCAGACCCGCACCCTACCGGGGGCAAAACGCAGAGTTGTGCGTTTTTTGGCGCTATGCCTTCATCGTCGGAAACATCAACTCTTCCAATGACGGCGCTTTGCCCGCCGCCTGTCCACCTGCGCCCGCAGGCACCAGCGTGGCTTCGCCCAATTTCGCGCCTATGCTTTGAAAGAGCTTCAGCGTCGCCGCATCCCCTAGCGCACCGCTGATGCCCTCCAGCGTGCCTTCGTCAATCCCGAAGGTGCGCACCGCCCGCCTGCCAAGTTCCACGTTGGCGTCATACTGGTTGCCCCATTCGGTTTTGAGCGCCGCCACGTCCGCTTCGCCCTGGGCGGCGCGTTGGGCATCAGCGGCTTGCGCCTGCGCAGCCATGTACGCATTCCACTGGCCGGCCAGCTTTTGCGCCGCCGCCACAGGGACACCGGCCTCCAGCATCCATTTGGCGGCTTGCCCGGCAAAGGCGGCGTCCGCGCCCTCGGGGACCGGCAGTTTGTAGGCGTCTGCTGATTCGGGCACGGCGCTTTTGCTTTCGAGCGCCTGCAAGCTCCTGGCAACTTCGCCCGCGTCCTTGAACCCTTTGCCGGTAATGAAGGCTTTCAGGTTTTCATCGGCAATGCTGTCATGCCAGGCCGGGGCGGCGGGCGGCGTTTGTCCGTCTGCGTTGGCAGGTGGGTCAACAGGCGGATTGGCGGAATTGGCAGGGTTATTGGGTGATTCCATGTTCGCGCTCCATGAGTGAGTAAATCTGGTCTTCCGATACGTTCAGGTAATGAATGAGGCGGTTGAAGACCTCGCGCCGCCCTTCGGTAAGCATGCTGGCGTGGGTATCGACCACGCCGGTCACGGGCGAGCGCCGCGCGATGCTGGTACGCACACAGGCAAAGCGGGCCAGGTCGGCCAGCACCGCTTCGCCCGCGTCCGTCAACTGCCCCGCCTCGTCCAGAAACACCGCGCGGTAGTTCGCACGGCGGGCCAGGCGCTGGCGGATTTGCGCCCAAATGGCAGCGGCTCGCGGGGACATGCGTGCCATCTTCATATCCGCGCCGTGCTCACGTTGGCAGCCGCCTGGCTTAAATCTTTGGCCGCGCCCGCCGCGACAGGTGCCGCCGCCAGCAACTGTTGCGCCTGCTGCATCTCTTGCTGCTGCGCTTGAATCGCCGCCATGTCGTCTTCAGAGCGCACAAAGTCATGCTTGACGCCAAACGTATCAGCCAGCCCGCGCACGATGTTCTGCGTATTCATCACCTGCGCTGCCTGCGGGTCGGCCTGGATAAACGGCGTACACGCCTCGACCCAACGCAGCACGTTGGCCCCGTCCTCGGCCTTCATGGCCTGATTCAGCGGGCTGTCGTATTCGATGTCGATTTCGCCGCCCGCCTCAACCAACGCGGGCGGCGGCTCGGGCAACACCCCGGCATGCGCCAGAATGTCTATCTCGCGGGTAATCAACGCGCCCAGTTGTTCGCTTTGTACCCGCCCCATCGTCGGCCCCAGCAGCACGCCTTTTTCCTGCGCCCGCTGCAACACTTCGGTGGCCGTCATCTGCGGGTTGTCTACCAGAATCTGAAAGAGCGTGACATAAAACGCCAGGTTCACCGCTTCCCTTTTCTGGTTGGCGTATTCCAGCCCAAGCGGCACGTTCTTGCCAAAGTCCAGCGCACGCGCCAGGGGCGTGCCCTGACCGTCCAGATAGCCGTAATTGATGGAACCGGCGCGCAAATCGAAGGCTTCCAGCGCCCCGTCGTCGGCGAGCAACAGCGGCGGGTCTACGGTTTTTTGCGCCGCGCGGATGTTGGTCTGCTCCATCAATTGCAGCATGCGCGTATCGGCCAGCGCTTCCATGCCGGGCGAATACCCATACGCCGAATCGTCCGCGGCGTAAAACCGGCCAATCGCCACCGGAAAGACGCGGTAGCCGCCGTGCTCGATGATTTCGTGACCGGCGTCCAGCGCAATCCAGACTGATTGCACCGGCAGGTTCAGGCTGTCCACCTTGCCATGCTCGCGGTTCACCCGCGGGCGGATGGCGTGCAGGAATTCAAACGCGCGTTCAGCGTTGTTGTTATCCAGTGCGTTGCGGATGGTCAAAGGCAGGTTTTTGGCCCCCCACTTTTGCGCACACTGGCGGGCCGTCAATGTCCAGGTGATATGCGCCTTGTCCACCACGCCGTAAGCGTCCTCGGCAAACCACAGGCGGTTCAGGCGCACGTTGCGGTAGCGCAATCCCCGTCCCAATTCGTCGTCCACCATCAACGCGCCCGCGCCAAACGCGCCGTGACCGAAGTAGGTCTCGCCACACTGCGCGGCAAAATTGGCCCGCCACTGGTAGCGGTGCGCAAAGAGGCTGTCGGTGACGGCTTCCAGATATTTTTTAACCCCGTCATCCTCGCGTAAAGACGGGTCGGCCACGGTCAGCTTGTGCCATTTTTGCGTGCGCGGGGTAATCATCGAATCCATGGCGGCGGCAAAATGGCGCAGCGCCAGCATGGGGGTGGCGTCAAACAGATTTTGCGTGCGTTTGTCGCCGGGGTTCTCGTTGCTCGATTGCGCAAACTTGCGATAGCGCGGCAAGGCAAGCTCAATCACCTCGTCCCATTGCGCCTCGAACGACTGGCGGGCGCGTTTCATCATCGCGTGTTCAGCGATGATTTCGCGCACCAGGTCTACGTGTTCGTTGCGCATGTCCGACTACGAACCGAGCAGGGTTTTCTTGGCAATCGAGCCTGC